GGTGTGGCGGAAGGCAAGGGTCTAGCCAAGAAGGTAAAAGTTGTCAAAGGCGAACACGCTGGTAAGACAGGTTGGATTAGAGAAATTAAACATGGCGCACACAAAGGCGCCCCAAAAACCTATTACATTGACCTAGACGATGGCGGTCAGGCAAATAACTTACCGGCTACAGCATTACGATTAGTCAAAGACCAAGGTGTGTCAGAAGCCTATGGAAGACCGCCCGAAAGAATTGATATTCCCACTAGTCTGGTTATTCCTCCTTATAGAATAGATTTTGACATTACAACTAGAATTGCCACTATTACACAACGTGGAACAGAAATAAAAAAGATAGCTATACCTAAAACAATAATTGGTGATAATTATAGAAACTATATACTGAGAGTTATAGAAAAAATAGAAGATGAAAAGTACGGGGACGATATAGAAGATAGAGATGTCAGTCTTCCCATCAGAGAAGATGACGAAGCTAATAAACAATTTGACATGATAGAAGCCATGGTCAGTGAACTAGCCAGTTTGAATCAGATAGACGAAGATGTCGTCTGGGAAATGTATGATGATATGGATGATCAATCTCTGTTAAATGAAGCCGAAGCTTGGCAGACTAGCAAAGGCAAAAATAAAAACGGCGGATTAAATAAAAAAGGTGTCGACAGTTATCGTCGTAGCCATCCTGGCAGCAAGTTACAAACAGCCGTGACAACCAAACCTAGCAAACTTAAAAAAGGCAGTAAAGCGGCTAAACGTCGCAAGAGTTTCTGTGCTCGCATGAAAGGCATGAAAAAACATCGTGCCGGCGCAAAAACCAAACGTGATCCAAATAGTCGTATCAACAAGGCTTTGCGTAAATGGCATTGCGAAGGAGTAGAAAATTTAGAACGGGCATTGGCAGAAGCTATTAAAAAAGATAAAGAGTTGAAACCTGGGCAGTATTATATTTGGAAAATATATTTTGACGACGGTACAAACAAAACAATTAAAGTTACCAAAGACAACTTTGATCCCAAAGCTTACTATGCCAAGAAAAACAAAACAGTAGTAAATGTTGATTACTCGTGGGAACCACACAATGAAGACCAGCAGTAATATATCCTGCCCAAACGTTATTGACAGCACGTTGGATTAATTGTGTATCCTTATCCTATCTATCCAGAACCAGACTCTGCGTATCCTGAAAGAGATCGACCAGTTTTGCCATTTGCTCCTGTATAGTTGACAAACCAAGATAAATATGCTAANATAGCATATGACTGTAAAAATTACTAAACGAATTGGTATGTTAGTAGCCCGCAATAACTTTGTATACAGAGGTGTTGGTGCTTATTCAAAAAGCATTATTGACTGGGCATTGGACGCAGGATATCATATTGACATTATATCAGATGCTGCGGTTAGAGATAATGGATTATTTTCAGCATACAAACAACGAGTACAATGGATACAACCAGACAATACTATAGTTGATTCGATATATAAAGAACTTAGTTCTTTTTCAAAACCTTTTGATACAGCGTTATCATTAAATTTTCGAAATTCCTTGGTCAAAGCTTTACGCAGTCATACATATGATATGATAGTTACTAATGTAGGAGAAGCATTAGATGCTGTTACCAGTATTGGGGTACACAAATATTGTACAGTATTACACGCAACACATCATGAGTCAGAAGCAGGCATTAAAGTATTACATGATATTTTTTCTCCAGGGGTAACTGATCATTATAGAGCATTGTGTAACTTACCTGATGTTGTGTTAGCATGTCAAAGTAATTGGATACAGTCACATGCCCGTATACAATATCCCAATAAAACAGATGAGTGTTTAGTTGTTCCGCCCTTAGTACCAGAGCAAGAATTACTTAATTTCTCTTCACTGCCCGTTGAACGTTGGGGAGTTGGTTTTGTAGGACCGTGGGAACCACGTAAAAATCCCGAAGCGTATATTGCCGCACTAAAAGCATCTGGTTTGCCAGCTGTGGTTCTAGTGCCATCCGAAACCAGTGCTAAGAAGTTCCAAGAACGTTTCAAAAAAGAAGGCATTGAATACAAAATACACGTGGGTGTGACAGGTATGGAGAAAACACGTATAATACAAAGTCTCGGGGCGGCTTATCATCCCGCAGTCAGTGAAACATTTGGATTGGGAGCATTAGAAACAGCACATTCTTGTCCAACTGTATTATTAGACAAAAACGAGTGGAGTCAAGCACACAGAGACTATGCTATTATAGTAAATGAAAAAGACGTTGCCAACGTACTTAAGGAAGTATACGGCGCAGGTGTTGATACGGCACTACAGAATAAATTGACACAACGTAATCAAAATATACGCGATGTGTTGTCAGCATTAGCTCAAAGAATAACCAGTGATTCAGTTCCAAAAAATAACTTTTATAAAGCATTGGATCAGCAGGGTTTAATTAAACATGAAGATTTTACTCAAGCACAGTCAAGTTTTTGCACAGATGAGATTTACAAAATGCTCAAGATTCCTAGCGTATCTACTGTAGAAGTACTACATAGTTATAATCAAACTTATTATAGATGTCGAGGAAGCAACCTAATGCCAACTGAATCGAAAGATCCATTTGGCACACTGTTTGCTTTCGAATAGAATGGCCTTAGGACCGCATTTAGTTGCGAGGCTGGGCGGCTACTGCCCTGATATTTTGATTCGCTACCAAAATATCTAAAAGTAGCCAAATTAATAGGTAGTATTTGGTACTTAATGTATAATGTATTATTAAAGGAGAACTTATGTCAGATCGCGTATTTACAGCAGAACAAACTAAAAAACTTGAACAAATTATCAATGAAGGAATGGCAGTGACATTTGAAATTGAAACTTTGACTACAGGCTTAAATGACACTGTCAAAGCCATCGCTGAAGAATTAGAAATCAAACCTGGCATTTTAAAGAAAGCAATTAAAATTGCTCACAAGGCTGAATTTGGTCGCACACAAGATGATCATAGTCTTTTAGAGCAAATATTGACCACTGTCGGAAAGACTCTATAAGCCCCATTTAGTGACTAAATTGTAATATTGCTTGATTTTGTTTTCTCGAGCAATAGTATCTGAATATAATTCTCCGAAAGTTTTGGTTGCTTTTGTATTCAATTCATTTGGAGAATATTTTGCCTGTAAAGTGTATCTACATAAGTATTTATTAGTATTAGTTAAAATGGAGAATTAATATCAGCTACATTGACAGTTTATATGATCGTGAACATGACAGAATACACGTGGTTGAGCGAGTCAACGGAGAACGTGTTTATAAAGAGTATCCAGCGGATTATATATTTTACTATGATGATGTTAGGGGCAAATTTAAATCTATCTATGGTACACCTGTTAGTAGATTTAGTGCACGTACTGCCAAAGAATTTAGGCGCGAAGTTGCCATACAAAAAGGCAAACAGCTATACGAAGCCGATATCAATCCCATATTCCGTTGCTTAGAAGAAAACTACAAGGGAGTTGATGCTCCTGAATTGCAAGTGGCATTTTTTGACATTGAAGTAGACTTCCATAAAGAACGCGGTTATTCACCCACTACTGATCCATTCAATGCCATAACTGCCATTTCAGTTTATCTACAGTGGTTAGATCAATTAGTAACACTGACTATTCCGCCCAAACATATGACTATAGAAACAGCAAAGGAAGTAACTGCTGATTTCAGTAACTGTATAGTTTTTGAGCATGAAGCAGATATGCTGAAAACTTTCTTGGATTTAATTGAAGATGCCGACGTGTTGTCTGGATGGAACAGCGAGGGATATGATATACCTTATACAGTCAATCGTATCAAACGTGTACTCAGCAAAGATGACACACGCAGATTTTGTTTGTGGGGTCAGTATCCTAAAGAACGAGAATTTGATAGGTTTGGGGCTACCAATACTACATATGATATCGTCGGACGTGTACACATGGACTACATGCAGTTGTATAGAAAATACACTTACGAAGAACGACACAGCTATAGTTTAGACGCCATTTGTGAATATGAGCTTAATGAACATAAAACAGCTTATGAAGGTACGCTAGATCAATTATATAATCAAAACTTTAAAAAGTTTATTGAATATAATAGACACGACACGTTATTGCTTAATAAGTTAGATTCAAAGTTAAAGTTTATAGACTTAGCCAATGAATTGGCGCATGCCAATACTGTGTTGATTCCGACCACCATGGGAGCCGTGGCTGTTACAGAACAGGCTATTATCGTAGAAGCACATGAACGTGGGCTAGTAGTGCCCAATCGCAAACAAAGATTGACAGATGACGATACCGCGGCAGCCGGAGCTTATGTAGCTTATCCAAAAAAAGGCATGCATGAATGGGTAGGCGCAGTTGACATTAACAGCCTGTATCCATCGGCTATACGAGCATTAAATATGGGAATGGAAACTGTTGTCGGACAACTACGTCCTGTAATGACTGACCGGTACATAAATGAAATTGTTGACAGGGGCAAGACATTTGCGGCAGCTTGGGAAGGAGTATTTGCCTCGCTAGAGTATACGGCAGTTATGGAACAACAAAAAGGTACAGAAATAACAGTAGACTGGCAAGATGGAGACAGTACTGTACACAGTGCCGCAGACATTTGGCACATGATTTTTAACAGCAATCAGCCGTGGATGTTGACTGCTAATGGAACTATAGTTACGTATGAACGCAAAGGTGTGGTTCCAGGCTTACTTGAACGTTGGTACGCTGAACGTAAAGAACTACAGGCTAAAAAGAAAGAAGCTACTGACCCCAAAGAAATTGCCTTTTGGGACAAACGACAGTTAGTGAAAAAAATTAATTTAAATTCCTTATACGGTGCTATTTTGAAT